CAAATATAGTTTTATGTATTACAATATAATTGTAAATAAGAAATACATAAAAACAGGAGGAACAAAGATATGAGAACATTTGAAAACAAGGCTTTTATGGTAAATGTACAGGGAAATAAGGTTGTTATTACAAATAAGAAATTTGGAGATGTTTATTGTGCTGAAATAACTAATAGTGGTAAGCTTCTTGCAGGTTCATCATTAGCATTAAAATATGCAATGAATTTAAGAGCAGAATTTGGATTTTAAAACTTTATAAAAAAATGGGAGCTTGAAACTTCCTGAGATGGAGGAACGCACATGACAAATACAGCGATTATATTAGGATATATGCAATTAAATAATTTAGACCCAACTAAAATAATCTTACATACATATGCACAATGGAAGAAGTTAGGTTATCAAGTTAAAAAAGGTGAAAAGTCAAAACATAAGATTACAGTGTGGAAACGTTCAACAAAGAAAGTTGAAAACGAAGATGGTGAAAAGGAAGAAGTTGACAACGGAAGATATTTTTTAAAAGAGTCTGCATTCTTCACACAAGAACAAGTAGAGAGGATGACCAATGAAAGAAATATTTAAACAGCTACATAGGTACAGTGAACAAGATTTTGAAGAGGGTAAGCCATTTGAGTTTATCCTCCCAGCAAGACATTGTGGAGTAACATATGCAGTAGAGCATATGAAATCAAATAAGATGGAAGTAGGAAAATCATATAAAATCACTGTTAAGAAATATATGACAGAACCTGCTACAGCTAACTTTGATTTTCAAGATAAATGGAATAATGGAAAGCCAATGCCACTTTGCATTATGCAAGGGGAAGTTATAAAAGAAACAAGAGGAATGTATTACATGAGTTTGCAGGGCAAAGCAGAACCTACATCAAGATGTCTTGTATGTGGCAAGACATTAACTAACCCAATTTCTAAATTATATGGTATAGGTCCAGAATGTAGTGAAAAAGTAGGATTAATAAGAATAGAAAGTGAGGAAGAAGCTAAAGAAAAATTAAAGCACATTATGGGACAGATTGATGATATAAGTTGGACGGGTTGGGTAATTAAATCTGCAATAAAAGAATGGGAGGAAATATAAAATGTTCAATATTGACAATCCTTTATCAGAGTATCAATCGCCATCTAAAGAAGCATTGAGAAATTTTGGTATAGATATTTCAAGAGAAGAAGTAGAAAAATATGCCTTGGAAAAGTTTGACAGACTGCCACAAAGCCGTATTGAAGTAAATTCTGTTAGTGATTCTAATATCTAAATAGTGCTAGAACAAATTGAGAATGGAGCGATAATACGAGATGACAACTAGATATTTTTCAGATAAGCAAGAACAGCATATTGCAAAAGTAACTGGTGGTAAAGTACAAAGCAATTCCGGTGGAACAAAATTCGGTGGAGGTGATGTACATACAGATAAATTCTTTATAGAGGCTAAGACACCCACAAAAGAACAGACTTCTTTTAGTATAAAAAAAGATTGGATAACTAAATTACAGGAACAGACATTTGAACAAGGAAAAGAAGAAGGTGTATTAGCTTTTCTATTTTCACCAGAAGATAGGGAGAATTTTTATGTATTAAATGAAAGACAATTTTTAGAATATTTAAAATTCAAGGAGGAATTATAATAATGGCAAAAGAAGCGTTAGCAGTAAAATATCGACCAAAAGTATTCGAGGACATGACTGAGCAGTCAGCTATTAAAGACATATTAATGAATCAGTTAGAGACAAAGACTTTTCAGCATGGTTATCTTTTTACAGGGCCAGCTGGAACAGGTAAAACTACAAGTGCCAGAATATTCGCTAATATGATAAATGACGGCAAAGGAAATCCTATTGAAGTAGATGCCGCAAGTAATAGTGGTGTGGATAATATACGACAGATTATAGAAGATGCAAAAAGAAAACCACTTGATGCAGAATATAAAATATTCATAGTGGATGAGTGCCATTCATTGTCAAACGGAGCCTGGCAAGCGCTATTAAAGACACTTGAAGAACCACCAAAATTTACAATATTTATCTTTTGTACTACTGACCCACAGAAAGTACCCGCAACAATTCTTTCCAGAGTGCAAAGATACAATTTTCAAAAAATAAGTAATGAAGGCATTATTTGGAGATTAAATAATATAATTGTAGCTGAAAATAGAGAAATAATAGAAGATGCTAGTGGTTCACAGGATGCCATCAATGATATAGAATGGGCTAAATATGAAGGTATTAACTGTATAGACTATGATGAAGATGCTCTGGAATATATAGCTAAAGTATCCAATGGTGGTATGAGGGACGCTATAACTTTGATGGATAAGTGTTTATCATTATCCTTAGATTTAACATTGGAAAATGTATTAAAGACTATTGGCAGTGAAGATTATAATACATTTATATTATTCTTAACTGCTCTACAGAATAAAGAAAAAGGAACTGCTATTACTACGATAGAAAATGTATATAATGCAGGTAAAGATGTAAAGCAGTTTATGAAAGACTTTGCTAAGTTCATTCTTGAGGTGGAAAAGTATGCCTTGTATAAGAATTTTACTTATATTAGCTTACCCAATACACTTGAGAATGAGTTAGAACAGCTTATTGATGATAGTTTATTTGATGTTATGGATTTTATTGTATCAATTAATAATCAAATTAAGTGGGATAATGACCCTAAGACATTGATTGAATTATCTATCTTGATTTATTGTGGAAAGGAATAAACTTATATGGACGAAATGAGAAGAATTATAATTTGCAAGCATTGTGGAAAGCCGGAGTATTACGGAGAAATGCGTTGGTTAAACGGAAGATGTAGTTGTAGAGATTGTTACAAGAGTCAATGGCAAGATGAAAATCACAAACTTTATAGTTGGGATGATTTAGATGGAAAAAGACCAACTATGGAAGAATATGAAAGGCAGGAAAATGATAGGACAGAAGAATAATATAAATACTATTATTAAATGGCGATGTAATAAGTCAGTCCCCAGATTTATAATAATTTCTGGGAATATTGGTAGTGGAAGATTGACACTTGCAAAAATCATTATAAAAATGATAAATGCTAAAGGTATAATTATGGGAAATAGTATTGCAGAAGTTCGAGAAACAATAGAAAATGCTTATACTATTACAGAGTCTACTTGTTATATTTTTAGAGATGCTGATGATATGAAAAATGAAGCAAAAAACGCACTTCTTAAAGTTGTGGAGGAACCACCTAATAATGCTTATTTTATAATGACCGTTCATAATATTGATAATATGCTGGGTACTATTAGAAGCAGGGGAACAGTTATTAAAATGGAACCCTATACACCAACAGAATTAAGTTTAGCTTGTGATGATGAATTAAAGCTTGAGTACTGCACTAATATAGGTGAACTACAAGTTGCACATAAAGAAGTGCAAAGAGCGGAAGATTGTGTGGATGATGTATTAAAGGCTCTACGAGAAAAGAGCGGTACTAAAGTATTAAAAGCTTGTACACAGTTAAAAGGTAAACAAACAGAGACAGATAAGATTGATTGCTTATTATTTTTTAGAGTGTTTCTGAAAAGATTGTATAATGCACAAGCAAATGCACTTATATATAAGTCTTTTGAATGTTTAAAGGCTATATTTATATGCAAGCAAGAGCTAAGCAGAAATACAATAAATAAGAAATCAAGTATAGAGGGTATGCTTATTAGAATGTTGGAGGAAATTAAAGATGAGACTTAAAGATGTTACAGAAAGATTTAGTAATAGCAAATTCTATAGAGGTAAATATAAAAAGTTTGAATGTCGTATAAATTACTCATCAAATTTAGATTGTTGGTACTACTGCATAGATTCTAAGGATGAAAGAGATATAAGATACAACAGCTTATGGGACGCGACAGAATTTAAAACTCAAGAAGATTGTATAAAAGGTTGTCAGGCTTATATTGATGAGGTGATTATTAAAAATGCAAAATAAAGATGATTTATTCGGAGCAGTATATGGACTTGATGTTTTTACTAAAAATTGGTGCATGAATTGTAACCAAACAGAAGTTAAAAAAGATTTAATATTTCGGTGCAAAGACTGTGAGTTTCAAATGAGTGACGGAAAATGCTTAGTTAAAGTTTTTGCTAATAATCATAAGTGTAATTATCCATTAGAAAATTTTGGAAGTATGGGAGGACATTGATATGCAAAATTTTCCTAGAAGATGGGATAAACTCACTTGTATCAATTTTTTACAGAGAAAAATAATAATACTTTCCATAGCTTATTATGAATTAAGCCAAAATCTAATAGATGACTCATTATTTGATAAGTACTGTAAACAGCTTGTGAGTATGCATAAAGAGCATGGAGATATATCAGACACAGAATATGGATATGCCTTCGGGAATGATTTTGATGGGAGTACCGGATTTTATCTGTACTATAATCTTAATGAGCATGATAAAGAGTATTTGTATCATATTACTTACCATATTATCCACAATAACTCATTTCTTGAAGCTGTTCATGTGACCCATCAAACACCTAAAAAGAAAGGAAAGCTATTTTAATGGAATTATACACGATAAAAGACCTAACAGAAGAAAGAATGTATTTCAATGCCAGAGGTGGAGCTTATCAGAATAAATCAATGGCAATAAAGAAAATGAACTGTTTAAGAGCTAAATATCCTACACATATTATATATCTTGTAACTTTTGTGCCTATCACTTTAGCACCACCATGCCCACGCTATGGAGTAACAGGAGGAAATAAAACATGGAACTTGTAGATTTAATGAAACGTATATCATCCAATGATATTCCGCACTTTTTGATATTATTTGGGGAAGAGCAAACAATTCTAAATATATACCTAACACATATATTAGAAATCACCAATGCTAAACGCATAAGTGCAGATTCAGTATCATATATAATGCAAAATATAAACAAGAAGAGGTTTGATAAATCTCTTAGACTATATGTAGTTCAAGATGATATAGCATTTTTAAAGGCTGAGGATAGTTGGGAAACTGTACGAGATACACCAACTAAAGATTATATCATTCTTAGATATCATAGTTTAGATAAGCGTTCTACATTTGCAAAGAAGAATCAACAAAATTTAGTTGAATTTTCACGTTTAACTAAAGAGGTGTTACAAACATACATATCTAAAGATTTACCCGATTTAAGTGAGAAAAATTCAAGTAAGTTAGTTGAATATTGCAATTATGATTATGGTAGAATACTAATGGAAATAGATAAGATATGGCAAATTCAAGCATATAGACTATCTAATTTTAATGTAAATTTTGATTCCAATGACTGTTTTGAGAAATTAGATAAGGAAGGGCTATTTCATAAAGAAATAGGAGATATAACATTTGAATTAACTAATGCAGTATTAGGTGGGTACCCAGAAACAGCTATACAGAAGCTTGATGAAGCTAAAAGAAAAGGTGAGCCAGCTATGATGATTGTATCAATCTTATATAATGGTTTTAGAAACTTATTAGCATATCAAGGATTGGGAAGCAATAAGCAAGGCGCTATGGAGCGAACTGGAATGACAAAAGGAGAGTTGTATGGCTGTACTAAGAACGTAGGTGGATATAGTATAGCAGAAGTAAAAAGAAATATGCTTAAATGTCAGGAAATAGAAGCAGGAATTAAGATGGGAAGTATAGATGAAGATATAGCTCTTGAATATGCTGTCTTATCATGTCTTGCACAATAAATTTTTATGTATTTTTATAAAAAACTATTGACAAATCTACTTTTATGTATTACAATATAACTGTAAATAAGAAATACATAAAAACGGAGGATACATATTATGTTAGCAGAAATCGAAAGAAACTTAAAGCAGTTAGGGGTTAAATTAAATGGCTCACTTAATGTCGAATTAGACCTTAATAATCAGAATAAAGTTAATGTCTATGATATGAATATCATGACTTTTAAAAAGACTTTAATAGGGGTTTATTATAAAAATCTTAATACAGTTTTTCTTGCTCATTTAATTTAATTTTAATAGTGAAGCGATAACACATAAAACACTAAAGAAAGAAGGTGAAAAATGAATACTTGGTTTATACTAGTCATATTAGTATTATTACTAATGCTAATAGTAATATCAGCATTGATGGTTATTTTATTAATTTTACTTTCTCCGGTAAATAAGCAGGAGAGGGAGAAGGAAGACAAGGAACAATTAGAATATTTAAGAAAGTTGAAGGAGAAATATGAAAACAAGAACGATATCTATCATACAGATTGACCGGAAATGTGCTTATGATAAAAAATATATTTGCACTCCAAAATGCATATTTTATTTGACTTGTATATCAAGCCCACATAAGGAGAAATCTAATGAATGAAGCTAAACAGACAACTTGCAAAAGATGTGGAAGAAAGCTAAGAACAGAAGAAGCTATTAATAGAGGTATGGGAATAACATGCTGGAGAAAATGGCAAAAAGAAAATAATCATAAAAGATTATGGGAGGAAAATAATGACAAAGAAGCGTAATATAATAAGTGTGAGTATTCTTATAATTGTATGGATACTCTTTATTACAACAGTAAAATCAGCTCAGGATGATTTATATGCAGAAAACAATGAGACTAATAAGCAAGTTACGGTAGTAACAACAGCTAAACCGGACGTAGAAGAGAATGATACAGATATAGTTCAATCTTGTGAAGTTCATCCTGATTATTGGATGGACAATGATGAATATGAGTTATTTGCAAAATGTGTGGAGGCGGAAGCTGGAACAGAAGGATTTATAGGAAAACAATATGTTGTAGATGTTATCCTAAATAGAATAGATTCAGATAAGTATCCAAACACTGTAAAAGATGTTATAATGCAGAAACATCAATTTGAAGTGGTAAGTAATGGAAGAATATATGATGTTACACCTACAGAAGAAACATATAGGGCTATAAATACAGAACTTGAAAGTCAACTTGACAATGAGATAACAGCATTTAGAATGTCTCATTATCATTCATTTGGAACACCTAAGTTCCATTATAAGAATCATTATTTCAGTATAGATTAGTATATTAAATATTTGGTTATCGTGTTATAATAAATAAAAAGGAGGCGGTAACATATATGCAAATCATATTGGATAATATCGCATTAACAGTATATGCATATACAGAGACGGACAATAAATGTACTTTTAGGTATAAGATAAGAGATGGATTTGTTGAGCTGACTGTAGATAAGACAAGAGTGCATATATTAGATAAAGGGGGTGGTCAACATGGTTAGATAATACTTCTCCATTAATTTAACATATAAAATCCATAATACAAATCAAAGTGCATCAAGTAGGCGGTATAGAAATATACCACCTACTTTTTATATTTACAACATTAACAAAACATATTATAATAATTAACAAATATAGTACATTATATGTTAAAAATCATAAAAAAGGAGGCGGGATAATGAACACGAGGGAGTTAATGTATAAATTACAAACAGCTCTAAAATCAAAGAATATAATAGTATGTATAAATACATATCAATTCTATTCCCAAGAGCAAAATAGATATATAAAAATGTATAAAGTAAAAAAGGGAAAAGAAGAATTAATCCAAACAGCATCACAAATAAAAGTGATAAAAACATTGAAAAATCTATGGGATGAGGTGAAAGATAATGACTAAAGAAACAGATAAAGAAATAGAAGCAAAGAAGTTATTAAACAATAGACAAATAGTATTTGTACAAGAATATATGAAAACTAATAACATAACACAATCAGCTATTAGTGCAGGATATAGTGCAAAGACAGCAGCCGCACATGGATGTAGACTGTTAAAACAAAACAACGTGAGGAGATACATCAATGCCATTAATGAAAGGTTGCAGTCATGCAGAATTGCAGACATTCAAGAGGTAATGGAATACCTTACTTCTGTTATGAGGGGTGAGCAGAAAGACCAGTTTGACATGGATGTATCTGTACAGGATAGAACACGAGCCGCTTCTGAGCTAGCACGTAGATTAGATGTACAATCTAAGAATATTAATGTGGATGCAAGAGTTCTTATAGTTGATGATATTCCGGATGATGTTGAATTAGAAGAGGAAGATAATGAAGAGTAAAAAGACATCACTTATTAATTGCATAGGTCCAGCTTTCTATGATATTCACAATGATATAAAAAAACATAAGCATACATATTATGACTTGACCGGTGGACGAGGTTCTTTAAAGTCCTCAGATGTATCTATAGAAATAGTCTTTAATATGATGAAAAAGGAAAATGCTCAGAAGCATGCTGTCGTGTATAGAAAAGTAGGAGATACATTAGAGACTTCTGTATACGCTCAGATTGAATGGGCTATTGATAAATTAGGTGTAGCAAGTGACTGGAAACTCACTAAATCTCCAATGAGAGCGGAATATCTACGAACCGGGCAGAGAATCATATTTAAAGGTCTGGATAAAGCGGCAAAGTCTAAATCTATCAAAGTGCCTTTTGGGTATATAGGCTATCTATGGTTTGAGGAGTTTGATGAGTTTGCAGGCGAGGAAGAAATAAGAAAAGTTCAGCAGTCTGTTATCAGAGGTGGTAATGACTTTATAGTATTCAAATCTATGAACCCACCTAAATCAAGACAGAACTGGGCTAATGACTATATAGAGAAAGAAAAACTAAGACCTGATACTGTCGTATCTCATACAACATACTTACAAGCTCCTCCTGAGTGGTTGGGACAACAGTTTATAGATGATGCTGAATGGCTGAAGCAAGTAAACCCTAAAGCATACGAGCATGAGTATTTAGGTATACCAGTTGGAAACGGAACCGAGGTATTTGATAATCTTGATATTAGACAGATTACAGATAAAGAAATTGCTAAGTGGGATAAGCTATACAGAGGTGTTGACTGGGGTTGGTATCCTGACCCATTCCATTATGGATGCATGTACTATGATAGTGCAAGAATGACCTTATACATCTTTGAAGAATTTAGAGCTAATAAGATGAAGAATAAGGATACTGCTCAAGTACTATTAGATGATTTCCATCTAGGAAGATTTGATGTAGTGACTTGTGATAGTGCCGAGCAGAAATCAGTAGCAGATTATAGAAGCTATGGAATTAATGCACGAGCGGCAGAAAAAGGACCAGATAGTGTAAGATATGGAATGAAATGGTTACAGTCATTAATTAAGATAGTAATAGACCCAGTTCGTTGTCCTAACACTTCTGAGGAATTTAAGAAGTATGAATATGAGCTGGATAAAGATGGAAATCCGACTTCTAATTATCCTGATAAAGATAACCACAGTATAGATATGACAAGATATGCTATGGAGCAAGTATGGAAGAGGCGAGGCAGATAATACAACTTTTTATTGTGTTATTATTTATCAACATTTATAATTATAATAATGAATATTATTAAATATGAAAGGAGTAACAAAGATGATAAAAAAATTACTGCGATTAATACAACAGGCAATTGACAAGATGCTGGGATACACTTCAATCACTAAAGCAATAGATATAGAAGAAACAACTGTATCTACTTCTATGTCAGATGCTTTCACGTTATGGAAGCAAATGTATAAAGACCAAAGTCCTTGGCTTGATGAAGATAAGGGTATATATTCATTAGGGTTAGCTAAGCAGATATGTAATTCTTTTCAGCAACAGATGTTATCTGAATTGGAAACAAGAATAACTGACCCTGGAATGGATGAAGATGTAGACGAGGATAAATCTAATCAACCTGAGGAAATAACAACACGAGCCCAATTTCTAAATGATGCTTATAAAAAGAAGCTTATTAAGAAATTACCTCAAGCTGTAGAAAAAGCTCTTGCACTAGGTGGTATGATTATAAAGCCCTATATATCAAATAATCAAATATACTTTGATTTTAGTTTTCAAGGTGATTTCTTACCTATAGCTTTTGACGATGATGGAAATATCACAGACATAGCATTTTATGACCAATTTGTTTCCGGTGAATATGTGTATACAAAAGTAGAGAGACAGACATTTTCTCAAACAGAAAATAAGATTGTCATTGAGAATAAAGCATTTAAAGCAAAACTGGTACAGTCAGATGATAATGAAGAGCAGGAGTTAGGTAAGGAAATTCCATTAACTGATGTAGATAAATGGGCTACAATATCACAAGAGCCAGTTACTATTGAAAATGTAGATAAGCCATTATATGGATTCTTCAAAGTACCTATTGCAAATAATATAGATTTTGACAGCCCATTAGGTATATCACTATTTAGTCCCGCAGTAGGAATTATAGAAAGAGCAGATAATCAGTTTTCAAGATTAGATTGGGAATATGAGGGTGGTCAGCTTGCAGTTGATGTAGACCCTACTGCTGTTACATATTCCACTAACTATTATGGCACACAGATGGAGTTAGACCAGTGTAAGAATAGATTATATAGAAAATTGGATTTAGGTTCAGACGAGACATATAATCAGTGGGCTCCATCTTTGAGAGATAATAATTATATTCAAGGTCTTAATAATTATAAATGTATAATTGAGGATGTTATAGGACTTGCAAGAGGTACTATATCAGACCCAAACAGTGATGCTAAGACAGCTACAGAAATCAAATTAATGAAGCAAAGAACTTATATCACTGTCACAGCTATGCAAGAAGCACTGGAGAGTGCTATATTAGATACAGTAAGTGCTATGAATGTATTTGTTGATTTATATGGACTTTTCGCAGATGGTGATTATGAAACCAAAATTGATTGGAAAGATAGTATACTTACTGATACAGATACGGAGCTTGAGCAGAAACTCACAATGGAGCAAGCAGGTATTTTAAGCAAGGCAGAAGTAAGAGCATGGTATACAGGTGAATCTATAACAACTGCTCAATTGGCTATAGATAAAATGCAACAAGCACAACAGCAACAGCAACTAAATGATTTATTCACACAAGTACCTGAAGCTACGTTAGAGGATAATCAAAATGATAATAACGAACCTACACAGAATGAAGGAGATAACAACTAATGATTAGTGAAGCAGATTTAACAGACTATGCTTATATAGTATCAGCTCGATTTGAGGCTATAAATACTCATTATATCAAGCTCATGGCAAAACAGATAAAGGAGATAGGAAAACTATCTCCTTCTAACCTTTTTAGATTACAACAGATGTCTAAGATGCAACAAAACATTGACTCCATTGAATATATGTTAGCACAGGAAACCGGAAAAACATTAGACGAGCTTGATAAAGTGTTAGAACTAAGTGGGCTATCCGTATATAAAGATGCATATGATTTATATGTTGCTCATAACAGAATACAAGTACCACTTAAACAAAATCAAAACATGATGAATTATATTAGAAGCGTACAGAGTCTAACACATAACACATTTATGAATATGTCTAATACAACTGTTATATTTGAGCCTTATAGAAACCTCGTTGATGTGGCTATTGATGCTGTAACAAATGGTATAGATGATTATAATAATATCATACATAAGCAATTAACAGATTCCACACTTCAATCTAATTTGAGATATGCTGATGAAGGATTAAAAGTAACATATGCAAGTGGTCTTACACGAAGATTAGACAGTGCAGTTAGAATGAATGTATTAGAAGGAGTTAGGCAAGTTAATAATGGCATCAGAGAAAAAACTGGGGAAGAATTTGGTGCAGATGGTGTAGAAGTATCAGCTCATGCTTTGTGTGCCAGAGACCATATAGATATACAGGGAAGGCAGTTCAGCAAAAAAGAATTTGAAATGCGAAACGAAGAATTAAGGCGTCATATATCTACTTGTAATTGCAAGCATTATACATTTCCAATAATACTGGGAATATCTAAACCAACTTATACTGATAAAGAACTTAAACAGTATAAAGCTAATAGTGAAAAACCAGTAAATATTAATGGAAGAGAAATGACAAAATATCAGGCTACACAAGCTCAGCGAAATATGGAGACAGCAATTAGGAAGCAAAAAGATAAATATATCTTTGCAGATACAATGGGTGATACAGAAATGGCTGAGAAGATAAAAAACAATATAAATCAATTACAGTCACAGTATAATTCTATATCACAACAAGCTGGGCTATCACCTAAAATGGATAGAACTTATGTACCTGGATATACAGGAAAGCAAGTAAAACCTAAGTCAATTAAATTAAGCGTATAATCAACAAGTTATCAACAATATGTTGATAACTTTTTATTTTGGTTAATTGTTTATAACTATGTGTATAACTTGTTAATAACTACTTTACAAATGTTGATAACTTGTGTATAATACAATATGAAGTAAACCACAGACCAGAAAGTGGTCTATAACAATTATTTTAGTTGAAAAGGAGCAATAAAAACATGAAAAACATTTACGAAATTCTTAAATCTTATGGAATTGAAATTCCTGAGGATAAGAAAGAAGCTTTTGACAAGGAAGTTTTGGAGAATTACAAGACAGTGAGTGAGGTGGATACCTTACGAAGCAAGCTAAACAACGCAGAGACAGAAAGAGATAGTATTCAGACAAAATATGATACTGATATAGCTCAAAGAGATGCTGATTTAGTTAATTTACAGACACAGCTGAAGGAGGCTGGTGGAGATGCAGAGAAGTTAGCCACCTTACAAGCTAATTTTAATACTCTGCAGACAACTTATAACACTGCTAAGGCAGATTATGAGAATCAGTTAGCTGAACAGGCTTATGACTTTGCTGTTAAAGAAAATTCAGCTAAACTTAAATTTTCTTCTAACTCAGCAAAGAAGGCATTTATGTCCGACTTGAAAGCTAAAAAGTTATCAATGGAAAATGGAAAAATCTTAGGATTTGATGATTTTGTAAATGCATACAAGGAGCAGGATGCTGGGGCATTTATCACAGAGAACCCAAGCCCTAAAAATGATGAACCAAAACCATCTTTTAGCGGTAAAACAAATCCAGGTGATAATACAGACCCAAAGCCTGAACCAACACCAAAAGAAAGACCAATTATATGGTAGTTATAAGGAAGGAGAAAACTTATGCCAAGAATTGAATCATTATCGGTATTACTTGACCCAGCAGGCAAAATGCTTTTATCTGAAGCATACGATGGAGTACTTGAGAACGTACAAAAATCTACTATTTCAGGACAGATTAAGAATCAGGACTTATCTGGAGACCCAACTGCCGGAACAGTAGAAGCAAAGAGATTTGCAAACGCAAAATCTAAGGACTACGGCACAGCACGTAGAGGTGGAGAAGGAGAGAAAGTAAAAGGAGCTACAGTAACAATTCCTATTGACAGAGATAAGGAGTTCGTAGAAGAGATTGAGCAGAAAGATATCTCACTTTTAGGTGTAGATGGTCTTATCACTCGTAGAAGTGCCAACCATGCAATGCAGATGGCTAATGAGTTAGATGAGGAGTTCTTTAGAGAATGTGTAAACTCAGGTACACAGTTTACACCATCATCAGGAACAACAGCTATTCAGGATATTATTGAGGAAGCAATCGTAACACTTGAGACACTCAAGAATGATTATATCCAGGGTATTCCTAGAAACATGTTATCAGTTCAGGTTACACCAGCTGTATATAGTCAGATGAGAAAGTACCTGGATGAGAATGTTAATAACGCCAATGTTAATACAGCGGCAGAGGAGTTTACCACATTTCATGGTGTTAGATTCATGTCTACAATCAATATGCCAGAGAATGTAGAATTTATCGTGCAGGTTGACGGTTCAGTAGCTCAGCCAATTATGTCTAACCCATATTCAGCAGAGAAGATTCCAATGTCTAATGCATATGCTGTTGAGCTTTTCTTCTATTATGGAACTAAATGTGTTACACCAGAGACTATTCTCTATTACGCACCAAAGGGTGTTATCGTAGTAACATCATCTAAAGGTTCTGAAAAAGGAAAAACCAAAATCAGTGTAAGTCCTGCTAAGACAGGTACTAATACTTATAAGTATAAGACAGCTAAGACAGTAGACTTACCAAAGATTGGTGCTACAGTAACTGATTATACTGATTGGGATGGTACAGCAGAAATCACTGCAACAGACAATGATGAGATTGCTATTGTAGAGATTGAAGCAACCGGAAGCACTGTTGTACGTGCAGGAAAGACACAGGTACAGTCTAACACCGAGGAATAAAGGAGTGTAAATTATGCAATTACTCTTACCTACAGGAGTAATTCTTAACAGTGATAATGATATGGTTATTCAACAGCATCTTAATCATGGTGCTGTTGAATATGTTGAAGAACATAAAACTATAGACAATGAAACAATTAAGAATGAAACTGAAACTTTGCAGAAAGAAATAAAGCCAAAACGAGGACGAAAGTCTACTAAAACTGAAGCATAGAAAGGCGGTGGAATTGAATGTATCTTGATTATAACAAATATAAAGAGTTAGGTGGTACACTCAATGAAACCGCCTTTAATCAACATGAAATTGAAGTTGAAGCAAAGTTAGATTATCTGACAAATGGCAGAATCAGAAAATTAGACATCATCCCAAAAGCAGTAGTTAATCTTTGTTTTAGATTAAATACAAATTTTTGGGAGCAGATGAATATAGACCAAGCACAGAATCTAACCAGTTATTCCAATGGTATTGAAAGTTTTGGCTATAGTGTAACGAACAATGAAGGAAAAAGTGTTATAGATACACAGATTATTCAGTTAGTTAATGAATACTTATGGGAGTATCCTGAATTACTTTATCGAGGTAGAAAGCAATGGATGCACTAACAATAACAATAGCTAATAGATTAGCTAAAAGCGACAGTATAACTGGACTTGATGTTTGGTATAAATGCTTCTTGCATAATATTCAATATAGCATTGAGCGTGTTACTGATGTGAATGGTACACAAGTTAGCATGGGTCAAGCATTCACCATTTTAATTCCTTTTGATGATAAGTATAGACCTTATGATGAATGGAAGAATCTTGAAAATAAAGATTCTTATTATACTTTGTCACAAGGAGATTATATATTTTTAAAGAAAATAAATGAAGATTTTCTGCCAAATAGTATTATACAGCTTAAGAACAAGCATAAAGGTATGGTGTGCGAAGTAAGAAGTATAATAGAAGTTCCTAAAAGATACGGAGCAACTATTAGATTGAAAGTGAGTGGTGTGTAATGAGTAATGCTAAAATTACTATCAAATTATATAATCCACCTGCTACAGTTCATAGATTAGCTGAATCTGATAAAATAGGAAAATTCCTGGCTAGTGAATGGTCAAGATATTTTGCAAAATATACACCAATGCAAGAAGGTATATTAGCTAGTGATATTACAATAGACCCATTCAAAGTTACATATAATTCACCTTATGCTCATTATCAATGGGAAGGAAAACTATATGTTGACCCTATAACAGGCAAAGGTGCTTTCTATGATAAAGATTATGGCTTTTGGAGTAGACCTGGTGTACCTAAAGTTCCAACGAATATACCTCTTAATTATAGTAAAGAACAAAATCCACTTGCAACAAGTCATTGGGAAGTTCCTGCTTTTGAGATGTATAAAAATATCGTTGCTCAAAGCGTATCTGAATATATAAGGAGAAATGTTTAAATTATGAATCTTTACAGGCAAGTAAATGAATGGTTGACTGAAAATTATGAGCCTTTAGGACATTGGATGTATTTTAACGCTACACCAATGTTTGTAGGCGCGGTAACAATGAATAGTGTACCTGGAGTTCGTATAGTACAGAAATTTATTGATGGTTCAATGAAGAAAGAACTTGCATTTGCTATAGACATGATTACAAGCTATGATAATTCAGGTACTAGTGATGTAAATATGGAAGCACTGGATGAGGTCCAGAATTTTTCCGAATGGATTGATAATCAGTCAATTGACTCCGGACCAGATTTCGGAGAAAAGTGTAACATAGAAAAAATAGAAGTACTTACCAATGCACCAACATTATTAGTTGATACCACCAATCAATTATCTAAATATCAATTTCAGGTAAAAATAACATACACGGAAAGGAAGGAATAAAAATGAAATTAGCACGAGAAGCATTAATGCACTACATTGATAGTTCTTTTGGAACAGGCACTGCAACATGGTTTCTTATAGGAAAAGATATTGATGATATGTCAGTAGAACTAAACCCTGATACAGAAACCACTAAGAATATTTTAGGAGAAACAACTGTAAAAGATAATGGTTATGAGCCTAGCATGTCAGCTGACCCATACTATGCTAATCCAGAAGATAGCATCTATGAGAAACTTGTGGATATTGCTATGAATAGATTAAAAGGTGATAAGTGTAAGACTCAGATTCTTGAAGTTATTATTAAGGATACAGCAGAAACCACTCACCAGGCATGGGTAGAAGATGTTATCGTTAAGCCACAATCTTATGGTGGTGATACATCAGGAGTATCAATTCCATTTGATGTACTTTTTGATGGAAATAGAAAAGAAGGTACAGTAACTATTGCTAGTGGTGTACCTACATTTACACCCAAAAAAGGCTAGTCAGGGTACTAGCGATATAAATTCACAGTCGTTAGACGATGAACATAAAACCATTATTGATTAGATACAAGGATAAGGGTATTAATTTATCCTTATCCTATTTTTTTATAAGGAGAAAAATTATGGCAGGAATTAAAATTGAAACCGGATTAAAGACATACGATATAGAAGATGAGAATGGAAATGTAAGAGGTCAAATCTCATTCAATCCTTCAGATATTAATTTATATCCTCGTGCTCAATCAATGCAGGAACACATTAAAGAGTATATCAAAGAACTTACAAGTATTAACGAAAATGAGGTTAATATAGTAAATGAGTTCGATAGGATGGATAAACTTATTAAGAATGAAATTAACACTCTTTTTGATGATGAAAATGCAAGTAAAGTTGTGTTTGGAAATCAAAGTGCCTTATCCTCATATAAAGGTGTAACATTTGTTGAAAGATTCTTATTAGCTTTCATGCCAATAATTAAGAAAGAGACAGAAGCTGAGTTTAAAAAGAGCATGAAACACATTGAGAAATATACAAAGCAGGTAGAGTAATATGATTGGTAAATTACCAACAACACTAAAAGTCGATAATATTGATTATGAAATCCGCACAGACTATAGAGATATATTAGTTATCATGCAAGCATGTATGGATGATGAACTTACAGACATGGAAAAAATAATGGTGGTTCTTTCAATTCTTTTTAAACAGAATATACCTAAATCAACCGGCACAGCATATGAAAAAGCTTTATGGTTCTTAGATGGTGGACAGATTCAATCAGAACAATCATCACAGAATCAACCTATAAAACCCCAATTATACGACTGGGAACAGGATGAGCAGATTATTTTTTCAGCTATTAATAAAATTGCTGGATATGAAGTAAGAGATGTTAAATACATGCACTGGTGGACATTTATTGGTTTATTCAATGAAATTGGTGAAGGTATGTTCTCAACCGTAGTTCGTATTAGAGAAAAGAAAGCAAAACATAAAAAATTAGAGAAGTGGGAACGTACTTTTTATAATGAGAATAAAGATATTATAGATTTAAAGAGGCGTAAAAATAAACGTAGTCAAGCAGAGAAAGACGCTTTGGATGCGTTAATTGGATAGAAAGGAGGTGTATAGATAATGGCAGATGGTAAAGTAGTAATTGAGACCGGATTGGATTCTACTGGGTTAAAAAAAGGATTAAACAATCTCAAACCTCAGTTTACAGAAATGGGAAATACTGGCACTAAAGCTATGAACCAGATAAGTAATAGCATGAGTGGTGCTACTAAATCTATGGGTTCCTTAAAAAGTTCATTAAAAGGAATTATTGGCACATTAGGTCTTGTATTTAGTTTGAAAGCCCTTATTAATTTTGGTCAACAAGCTGTTGATGTGGCATCAGATTTAACTGAAGTTGATAACGTAGTTCAAAAAGCATTTGGAAATATGCGAGGTGAAATGGATGCTCTTGCAGATAGTTCCATTAAAAATTTAGGAATTTCAAGATTGGAAGCTTATCAAACTGGTTCTACCTTCATGGCAATGGGAAAGTCAATGCTAACCTCCTCACAAGATGCTAAAGATATGGCATTAAATTTGACAAAATTAAGTGCTAATATGGCATCTTTCTTTAATACCTCCAATAAATATGCCGCAATTGCATTAAAATCTATATATACTGGTGAAACAGAGACATTAAAGCAATATGGTGTTGTTATGACTGAGGTAAATCTAAAGCAATTTGCTTTAGCTCAAGGTATTTCAAAATCATATGAGGAAATGTCGCAGTCTGAGAGAGTAATGCTTAGATATCAGTATGTAATGCAACAGCTTGGATATATAGGAGATGACTTCATTGATACTCAAGATTCATGGGCTAACCAGACAAGAGTATTGAAAGAGCAGTGGAAAGAATTTTTAGGTGTATTAGGTACTGGAATAATCACTGTATTAACTCCTTTAGTTAAAGCACTTAATATGATTATGGGTCGTATGATTGCTATAGCTAAATCCATAGGGTCTGTATTATCCAATGTATTTGGTATACAGGTTCAAAGTGCTAATCAAGTTAGCGGAGCTATATCAGACACAGCAGATGCTTTTGACGATGCTACCACAGCAGTTGGTGATTATGATACAGCCACTAAAAAAGCATCTAAGACAGCTTCAAAATCATTGGCTTCCTTTGATAAATTAAATAACACAATGACCTCACAGTCTGATAGTGGTACAGGTGCAGGAGGTGCTGGAGGAGGCGGTGGTCTTGCAACACCGGACATTAGCTCAGGCACAGATTCTGCTATAGACCAAGCAAATTCTAAAATTAATACAATTTTAGATAATGTGAAGAAACGATTATTAGAGCTTGTAAATTTAGTTAAGAAAGGCTTCAAGAATGGATTAGGAACTGATTTTGATGCTAGTATCAAAAGAACTCAGAAACATCTTGCAAGTATTGGTAAACAATTACAAGATATCTTTACCAATCCGAATATTATAAATGCGGCAAATAATTGGGCTAATAATGTTGCATATGCTTTAGGACAGCTTGCAGGAAGCATGGTTAGCATAGGTCAAACAATAGTTGAAAATCTGGTTGGTGGAGTTGATAGCTTTTTATCAAAAGACAGTGGATATATTACTGACAGAATAGTTGGATTATTTGATATATCAAGTAAAGTAGCTCAAATCACTGGAAACTTATCCACAGCTATAGCAGAGATATTTACTGTATTTAGAAGTGATACAGCTAAAAATATAACTGGAGATTTCATCGGAATTAATGCAGATTTAGCATTAGGTTTCATGGAATTAACTGGAAGATTATCTTCTGACTTATATAATTTAATTGCTCAACCAATTATTGATAATAAGGATAAAATTCAACAAGCTGTAATGGGATTGCTTGAACCTATATCTATTGCAATGGATACAATTCATGATGTGATAAAGAACACATTTGAACAGATTTTCAATGTCTATGATGAATATTTAGCACCAGCTTTTCAAAACATAACAGATGGATTTAGTAGTTTAGTAGGTGGTCTTTTAGATGTATGGAATAGTCAAGTAGCTCCATTTTTAACAACAGTAGCAACAGAAATTCAAACATTGTGGGAAACTCATCTCCAACCTTTTGTTAATAATCTAATTACACTTGTTGGAAAGATAGTACTTGCAATAAGTGAATTATGGAAAAATGTACTTGAACCATTGATTGCATGGATTGTTGCTAATGTGGTTCCGGTTATAACTCCTATTTTGGAGTCAATGGTTAAAACTGTATCATCAGTTATAGGAACTATAGCTGATATTTTATCAGGAATAATGGAAACTCTTGGTGGAATTATAGATTTTATTACAGGTATATTCACAGGCGATTGGTCATTAGCTTGGCAAGGAGTTCAGGAAATATTCACAGGAATTTGGAATGCATTAACTGGATTCATTTCAGGTGTGTGGTCAACTATTAAGTCAATTTTTACTGGAGCAATTTCAATAATTGTTCAGTTCATAAAAACTGGATTCAATGCGGCAAAGACTGCTATTACAACAATTTTTGGAGGTATTAGAAGTTTCATTTCAAATACGTGGAGTGGCATTAAATCTACAGTGATAGGAGCGGTCAATACGCTCAAATCATATGTAGTAAATGGATTTAGTTATATGCAAAGTGGTATTGCACGTATAATGAATAGTATTCTATCTATTATTTCCGGAATATGGAGAGGAATATATAATGTGGCTAGGTCATATATTAATTTTATCCTGAGTGGTATACAGAGCATGGTTAATGGAATAATTGGAGGTTTTAATTCTATGATTAGGGCACTTAACCATTTACATTTTAGCATCCCTGATTGGGTTCCTGGATTAGGTGGTAAGTCATTAGGATTTAATCTTAGTACTATATCAAGAGTTAGCTTGCCTAGACTTGCAACTGGAGCGGTACTCCCAGCAAATCAACCGTTCTTATCCGTTGTAGGTGACCAGAAACATGGAACTAATATTGAGGCACCATTGGATACGATTAAGCAAGCATTGAAAGAGACTTTGCAGGGTATGAATATGTCAGATAATTCACCAATAGTGATTGAAATTGATGGAAAAGAAGTATTTAGAGCTATCAGAAATCAAGATAGACAGTTCATAAAGCAAACCGGTAAAAGTGCATTTTCTTATTAAGGAGGAAAAGTATGAGTTATAATGGATATTTAATTAAAATAGGTACTTTTACTTTTCCTCTCAAGCACATTGAGTATGGAACATATAAAGTGAAAGTAAACGGACAAGATATAGATAGCTTCAGAAATGCAAACGGAATATTAACAAGAAACGCTTTAGAGCACATGCCCTTATCTATATCATTTGATATATTAGATGGTCTTGATAATGAAACTTTTGAAAAAGATATAATGAAACCAATGCGTGACAGATATGAAAATAGTAATGAAAAAGATGTTACTATGGAAGTATTTGTACCCGAAATAAATGATTATATTACTCAAAAAGTATATAAGGTTGATACTGAATTTACGATAGATGATATTGAAGAAAATTTAGTTTACTATGATACAGTATCATTTGAATTTGTAGGTTACTAAAAAGGAGGATGTATGATAGATTATAAATATTATGATTTATTCGATAAGTCATCTGTTGATAAACAATTAAAAATTGTATGCCAAGATGGAACTATTTTAACAAATAAAAATTTTTCATCTACATCCAGTGATTTCTCCTTGTCAGAGTCGTTATGCTCTGACAGTAAGTTATCATTCGGCAAGTGTGAGTCCGCTTGTCTGAAAATCAAAATAACTAATACAGTAAATTCATTGAAAGGTCAAACGTTACAAGTTACCGAAACTTTAGACAATAAAAATGATGTGCCTTTCAAAATTGGTACATATATAGTTGATGAAGATACACTGACAAGCGATAAAAAATATAGAAACATCACAGCTTATGATAGATTGTACTCAGTATCATCTATTAATGTGAGTGATTGGTATAATAATTTATTTCCTAGCAAGCAAGTGCCATTAATTAGGTATGAAAATGTTACCAAAGAATGGACATATACTGGTATAGATGGCAAAGAAGTAACAGAGTATTATGAGGAACTTGAACCCATTACTTATTACCAAACTGAGTATGAATCTATAACACTAAAAGCTTTTAGAGACTCATTTTTTAAGTATATTGGTTTAACTCAGCAATCAACCACATTAGTTAATGATAACATGAAGGTATCAAAATCCGTAGATAATATTGACTTGACTGCTAAAGATGTACTTGAAGCAATTTGTGAAATCAATGGTGTATTTGGAAAAATGTCCAGAGATGATATATTTATATATGTAGAACTAAAATCCTTTTCAAGAGGATTATTCCCAAGCAAAACCTTATATCCAAATAAATCATTATTTCCTAGAAAACCCGGAAATATTGATACTCGTAGATTACAGATGGGCGAATATAAGACACTTCAAGTAGGAGATACTAATTTTGAACAGATTACAAAATTACAAATACGACAAAGCGAAGATGATATTGGTTATATTGCTGGTGATGATACAGGAGTAACTTATATCATTCAAGGAAATTTTCTAACATATTCATCAGGAACTGAGGAATTAAAGACTATTGCTAATAATGTTCTTTCCAAAATATCTAAAGTAATTTTTAACCCGGTAAATATTACATTGCAAGGTAACCCTTGTGTAGAGACTGGTGATACCATTAGAATAGTAGATACGAATAATAAGGTATATATGTCTTATGTATTACAAAGAACATTAACGGGTATTCAGATGCTTATGGATAGTATTATATCAGAAGGTGACCAATCTCTTGCAGAAGTTAATGGTATCCAGCATGACATTATCAAGTTGCAAGGAAAAACGAATGAGTTATCTCGTCTTGTTGAAGGAACATCTTCTACTTTAAATGATTATGCCAAAGGATTAAAATCCGAAATAACACAAAAGACAGACTCATTAAAACTCAGTGTGGCAAAATCATTCGCTGTCACTAATGAGACAATTAAGAAAGTGCAAGCAGACCTTGAACTTAAAATTGATAAAGATGATAATGGTCAGATTATATCAATGATAAATGCAAGTGCAGATGTTATTAACTTAACAGGCAACCGCTTGACACTTGGTTCGGACAATTGTACAATTACAAAAGACGGAACTATAACTGCTAAAAATGCTTTACTAAGTGGTTCATTTGAGTGTGGAGATTATACAAGCCAGCAAGGACAATTTTTCTACGCATCTAATACAGGAGATTGTGGGGCTCAAACATTAAAGTTATACACAAGCTTAGGTATAGGTACAGAAGTAGGAACTGACCAATATTTTGCAGAGATGACATCATCACCAGATGAATTTTTAGCATACTTTGGGTTAGCTTCAAGCAACTATATGCGTATGACAATAGATGCATCTACAACCACTATTGAAGGTTATGATGGTGAAAGAAACACAGCATGGTTGACAATGTATGGTGATATATGGAATGAACAAAGCAAAGGAAAAGACACCACCTATATGAGCAATAATCTAGTTATAGATGGAAAATTTCAAGTTAAGAACAATTCATATTTCAGTGTTGGACAAATGATATTAAAGTCAGCTTGGTGGGGTGAAGGACATCCTGCAATGATTATGGACCATGAACTCACATTCCAGTGGTATAATAATAACATATATGTATATGTAGATAAAACACAAATAGGATATCTTAATATCACAAGAACTTAATTAAAGGAGGAATTAAACATGGAAAAACCCGCAAGCTTATTAATTCAGGAAACAAGAAGCAACATAATCAATATTTTAAATGAATCTAAACTTCATCCAAGCATACTTGAATTGATTATGAAAGACATAATGAATGATGTTACCAATGCTTCAACAAGAGTTAAAAATAAAGAACTTGAAGAATACAATAACAAAGTAATTGAGGAGGCAAAAAATAATTCAGAAGACGAGCAAACACAAAATAATGCAGAAGAGGAAGATAAGGAGGAATAAATATGGCATTTGTTGATGATTATAACCCAATTAACTTTGTAGATTTGCCTAGCGAAACCACTCCCATTGATGCTGATAATCTTAATAAAATGGACGGGCAAATTAAAAAATTGACCACATTTGCTTCAACTATGGATAATCTAGGATTAACTGTAGTAAACGGCAAAGTAAATATAACATATGAAAGGAATGAGTAATTATGAGTACAATAACAAGTCCAATCATCTTAGATGAAACCGGAAAGGCTATAGTTGAAGCTATTAAAGGTCTCGGCACCAAAATAAGCGGTGGAAAAGTAGTGTATGGAGTACACATCAATGGTGCAGATAGTAATCCAAAAACAAGAGTTAGATATTTAGCAGACGCAGTAGGCATGACTCCGGCAAAGATGAACTATACAAGCGGAACTTTTGATTACGGCTCATGGGCGAATGCCTTTTTTATGCCGAAACCATGTATGCTTAAGACAAATGGACAGGTTGACTATTACCTCAATGAGAATGACTTGACTAAAAAAAATAGATGGCAGTGCGTCAGATATAGCAAACATTGATTACGATGGAAATGCTATGATGGAATGGGGCAATGGTACAGACATTATATGGTGGAAAATTGAACCCGACAAGGGCAATCCTAACAGTGCAAGCCTTTATGTCGCTAACTATCAAGCTGATAAAGATTTTAAGAATCTGAATTTTATTGATATTAACGGCAACGAAAAAGCTCATTTCTACACACCGATATATAATGGCTCACTTGACAGCAATAACAAACTGCGCTCGATAAGCGGTCAGACAGTTATTAAGTCAAAAACGGTTAGTCAGGAAATGACATATGCAAGAGCTAATGGTACAGGCTATGAAATCGAGCAGTACGTTGACAGACTCTTGATTAATATTTTGCTTATCATCATGGGGAAATCTACCGATACGCAAGATGTATTCGGACGAGGCATGAGCGAAAATGCCAGTGCTGAAAACATATTGCTTAAGACCGGTACAATGGATAGCAAAGGCTTATTTTGGGGCGAAAATGCCGGAAAAGCCGGAGTTAAAGTGTTCGGCATGGAGAACTATTATGGTAATCAGTGGCGAAAAACAGCCGGACTTATTCTCAATAATGGTATAGTAAAAGTCAAGCTATCTCCGTCAATAAAAGATGGGAGCAAAGCAACCAACTACAACACTGACGGAACAGGATATATCGAGATACCTAATTCAACTCCTAGTGGTACAAGTGGTGGATATATCAAAGATATGCTATATACGGCATTAGGCATGTTTCCAACATCAATTACAGGCTCATCATCGACCTATTATTCTGATAGCTGTTGGTTTGACATTGCAATTATAGCCTTTGCTCTTTTTGGTGGCGCCCTGAACCTCGGCCGTTTTTGTGGCGCGCTTTCCGTGTCCTTGGCCCTCGTGGCTGATTCTGTGAGTTGGCGCTTCGGGGCTTCTCTTTCCTACAAATAGCTTGCAACTATTAAACCATTTATAGATTTTGAAAAACTAAAGCACAAAATTTCAACAGTAGACAGAAAGGCAAGGTGTATTGAATATGACAGAATATAAGCTAGTAGAAAGTATGCAATCGGACAAACCGCTTGATATTGACACAACATCTTCTCCGAATATCGTTTATCAGCGAAAAAACATTAAATCGGTTGAAGCGACAGGGAATGAGGACGATTTTACTTACAAGCCTAAGCACTGGGAGTACGAGGAGCGTGAGCTGACGCAGGACGAATACTCACAGTATTTTATTGCAATGGAACAGGCGAAAGAGATTAACGAACATTCAGATAATGAAGCTATTGACAACTATACTATGCAATTAATGCAGGAAGGAATAATTTAATATGGAAAAAACATTTAGAATCTTAGTTCAAAGTTTAAAACGATTATATCAAGCTGACCCTCAGAGAGTCACAAAAAAAGATATTGATAAGCGATTGAAAAATGGAACTATAAATCAAGAAGAATATGATTATATTCTCAATTAATGTATGTACAAATTGAACTTAAAATGTTATAATACATAAAAAAGAAAGGAGAATTGTAATTATGATTTTAGTTGGTTCAGCTAGGCATGATGAAAGAGGAAAATACTCAGGTGGAACAGCTGGTGACCAGACAGGTCAGGAAGTAAGAACTCAAAACTTCTATATCCACCGAAAAGGTTGGATTGTGTTGAGACCTAAATCTGTAACTCATGCAAATGCTATCGGAACAAAAATGTATAATGCTTGTGGTAATCCTAATATAGGGTATGACCAATACAATCGGTTAGGTGTTGTAACGCATGGCATTGGTACTACTACACCTACAGAATGTGATTGCTCATCACTTGCTAGAGAGTGTGTTAGAGAAGCCACTAATGTAGACCCAGGAAATTTCACTACAGCTAATGAGAAGTCAAAGCTAATGGCTACAGGATTATTTGATAATCTTGGTCAGTATAAAAATGGAATGAAGCTGTATAAAGGTGATATACTTGTTACTTGTACCAAAGGACATACTGTAATAGTAACAAGCTCTGATTATTCCAGAGATGTATCTGCACCTAAACCACCTACTCCTGCGGTTAGTAATGAATACTATACTGTAGGTACTAATTATACATTACAAGTTGAGCTTAAAGTTCGTACAGGAGCAGGCACTAATTATAGAGCTAAAAAACATTCAGAATTAACTTCTGGAGGCAGAGCACATGATAACGACAATGATGGGGCATTAAACAAAGGAACAGTTGTAACTTGTCAGCAGGTAACAAAAATCGGAAATGATGTTTGGATTAAATGTCCATCCGGATGGCTTGCCGCATACTATCAAGGACATAGATATGTCAGTTAGAGGTGAGATATGATTTCAATAGTTGTAGCGTTAATAACTGGTGGCTTATCCTTCATTGGGATTATATACACATCTAAACAACAGCATAGTATCACGATTGAAGAGGTCAAAAATGAAGTATCTCTTATAAAGAAAGATATTAAGAATTTAGAAGAGAAACAAGATAAGCATAATTCATTAATTGAGCGAGTTTATGACATTGAAGCCACGTTAAGAGTTATGGACAATCGTGAGAAAGTAACTGAACATCGAATTGAAGATTTAGAAAGAAAAGAAGGTGAGTAAAATGAGAAATCTTATACTAAGTGACAAAACATATAGCTTGTTAAAATGGATAGCATTAATTCTGCTTCCTGCTTTAGGTACTTTGTACTTTGCACTTGCAGGCATATGGGGACTACCTTTTGGTGAACAGATTGTTGGTACTATCACAGCTATTGATACTTTTTTAGGTGCAATTCTTGGTATTAGTACTAATAATTATAAGAAGAATGGAGGAACTAATTAATGGAAGAAAAGGACAGCTTAGCTAGTGAGCTTTTACACTTAGTAAAAACTCAAGCCCGTAGATGGTTTATTGCATTTATCATTGTACTTATAATGTTATTTGCTACAAATCTTGCATGGCTATATGTATGGAACCTACCTAGTGAAGAATCAACTTCTGAGTCTTATGATATACAATCGGAAGATAATGGAAATGCAGTATATAATGAAAGTGGAGGTGTTAATATTGGCACGAGTGAGAGTGACGAAAACTAGAACAATAAAACGTACCAACAGACCTCGTTCCAGAAGAAGGTCGAAGAGGTAATAAATGACAATTTCAGAATTTACCAAGCCAGAGCTTGACTATTTTAGACAAAATTGTAATTTTGTAAATCTTGAAATTAAATTGTTTGAAGAAAGAGCTAAAGGAATTTCATTAGAACAAATTGCTGAAGATTTACATATTTCTTATGATTATGCTAGACAGTTAAGTAGAAAAGTTAATAAGAAGATTCTCAAAGTCTTATAACAACACATATAGTACACATTTAACACATTGTTAGATGTGTACTTTTTTATTATATTAAAGTTAAGAAGGAGGAAATATTTATGACAGTAGAAGATATTTTCAATGAATTGGTTTCTAATGAAAAATTAAATACAATTCCTTCAGCTTATATTGTTAAGATTGCTTTGGAAACCATCAAAATATTAGAGCAAAATAATTTAATAGATTTGGAGGATACACATGAATCCATATAATAATTATAATATGGGAATGAATAATTTCTATCCCAATCAATTTTCCACATTAACTCAACCTCAAATGCCCACACAAAATCTTATTAGAGTTAATGGCATTGATGGAGCTAAAGCTTATCAGATGTCAGCTAATAGCACAGTGGCATTATTCGATACAAATGAAGATATAATGTATGTGAAGTCAACAGATGGTGCTGGTTTTCCATCTATACGGACATTCTCATTTACAGAAATAAAAGAAAATGCAAAAGTATCGCAGAATACTGATTATATAAGTAGACAGGAATTTGAAGATTTTAAAAAGGAGCTGATGAACAATGGCAAGCAGTCTATTTCAAGGTCAAAATCAAACCTCACAGATAAATCCGCAGATAATTAATCAGGCAAAAGCTATGATGAATAATCTAAATCAAGTCAAAGGAATAATGAACATGCTTAGTGGAAAAGGATTAAATCCAGAACAAGCAGTAAGAAATATTTGTCAGCAAAGAGGTATAAATGTAGATGAATTTATGTCTCAATTAAAATAAGGATTTTGCAAAATCAATATAAATATTAAAAAAATGGAAGGAGAATACTACTATGACAGATGGAGTATCTTTAGCAGACATTGCCGCTGTTACTGACAACAACAAAGATGGTATGTTCGGTGGTGCAGGCGGTGGCGGAATGTGGATTTTCGCACTTTTAATCCTCTTACTTATTGGTGGAGGTGGTTTCTTTGGAGGAGCCAGAAATGTAAATGGAGAACCCGTTACAGAAGCAGGTCTTTGTAATGCCATGAATTTTAACAATCTGGAAAATTCAGTCGGCAGATTAAATGATAACCTTCAGCATGACTACCAGGGATTGCAGAATGGAATCTGTAATTTAGGCTATGAAACACTGAGAAACTTCAATACAGTTCAGCAACAGGTTGCTGATTGTTGCTGTACAACACAGAGAGCTATTGATGGTGTTAATTATAACGGAGCTATCAATACAGCCGCTATCAACGCTAATACAACAGCTCAGACACAGAAGGTTCTTGATGCTATTCAGCAGAATAAGATTGATACTTTACAGGCTCAGGTCAACCAGCTTCAGCTTCAGTCCGCTATGTGTGGTGTAGTTAGATATCCTAATGCAACCACATACACAGCCGGTATGAACCCTTACTGGAATCAGTCATGTTGCAATACAAGTTGTAACATCTAGTCATTTAGACAAGGTTTAAAATATTAGAGAGGAATGCCTTGTCGGTGTTCCTCTTTTTTAATGAAAGGAGATAATAATATGAGTTGTAAATCAGGAATTTATGTGGTTAATACTACAACAGGAACATCTATTGGTATTGGAGGTACTTATGTGCCATCTACAGTAATTAGACGATATGGTAAGTATTGTCAGCTTGGGGGAAATGGTGTTTCCATTGGAAATTGTGCTGGGGGCGCAGGTTATTATGTTGTAAATGCTTCTGTATCGGTAGCCGCAAGTGCCGCAGGAAATGTGACAGCTACATTATACAAAGATGGAGCACCAGTTCAGGGAGCAACAGCCCTTGCAACAGCAACAGCGGCAGGTGACATTGTAACTCTTCCTATATCAGCTCTTGTAAGGTTAAATTGCGATTGTGACACAGCAAATCTCACCATCGTTATTGGTGGACAAGTAGTAACTGCTCAGAACCTTGCACTTGTGGTAGAGAAGGAGTGATAAGCTATGAGAAAAATTAATAAATATATAGACCATATTAAAGATGAAGTTGATGGGGCAGAGGAATATGCTGAAAAGTATATTGAATTGAAAGTTAATAATCCACAGTGGGCTAAACTTTACCATGATATGAGTAATCAAGAATTACTGCATGCTCAGAATTTCAAAGAAATGGGAGAATCTATATATGCAGAAATGAAGAATACTTATATGCCGGAAGAGACAGAAGAAAGATGGGAGCATTGTATGCGCAAGTATGCAGATAGAGTAGCTAAAATTAAAGTGATGCTATCAATGTAGGTGAGCATATGACATTTAATGAGAGTATTCCAATAGCAAAAGAACTTGCAGAAAATGAGCTTGCTAAACATTTTGATGTTGATGCTTTTATAATTCTTGCACTTGTAGATAAAATGAATATTGATTTAGTCCCGGATAGCAATGTGGATGAAGCCATTACAGATATTCAAGACTTGTTCACTAATTACATGAAAAATAGAAGTATTAGTAATCTTGAAGCATTAATGTCTACCATCAGGAAGATGTTGAGTGAATTATATCACACTTGCACAACAGAAGAAAAAGAAGTATTCATTAAGTATCTATCTAATCTAGAAGATATAGTGCAGACAGCGAATGTATAAGAATAGAGAGGACAAAAATCCTCTCTATTTTTTTTATTTTAATGTACATAAAAAGTATTGACAAATATATTTTTATGTATTACAATATAAATAAATTAAAGGAAAGGAGATACACATTATAGAATTGAAAACAAGAGAAATGAATAAAATTGATGAAATTATTTATAAAGAGACACAGAAGGCATCTTATGAGGAACAGTGTGAACAGGGATTTGTTCATCAAGAACAGCCAAACGAAGATTATTTTGAAGGCTTAAATGATTATTTGAATGGAACAATGAGTATTTGAAATTAAAATGTGTGTTGCTTATGAATTGGAGGTAAGAGAAATGAAAATAAGAAAAGATATTAAACTTGGGAAAGACGAGGAATTTGTAGAAGATATTAGAGAATGCAATAATCGGTGTCCAAAATGTGGAGGACTTTTGATTGCAAATTTTGGTGCAGGAATTTCGGTTGAATTTTGTGCAGAAGATAATTGTGATTATGAAGATTACGATTATGATTTGTAATAAGAAATTCGCATTTCTTTAGAAGATTGGAGAAATAATAATGATTAAAATAAAAATAGGAGAACCCAAAAAGCTCTCCAACAATATACTTGTTAAAAAATCAGCGTTTGTAAGTTTTGATTATAATCCAGATATTGTTTCTTATATCAAGCAGATGGGAACAAGAGTATATAATCCAGATAATCATACTTGGGAAATGCCAATAAACAATATAATAGGTTTATGTAATAAGTTTGAGAATGAAGAAATCAAAATTGAAGGTATTTATGAAGATTTACACAAGCAAGAATTTGAGATTGATATACCAAAAGATTTTGAATTTAAAACAAAACCATTTAGACATCAGATTGATGGTGTAAGATTTGGTTTGAATAAGAAAAAATTCTTGTTATGTGATGACCAAGGACTTGGAAAAACAAAGCAGATTATAGATTTTGTTGGTTGTCTTGAAAAAACTGATACAATCAATAAAGTACTTATTGTATGTGGAGTCAATTCTCTCAAATATAACTGGCAATATGAGATTGGTGTACATTCAGATGAAAAAGGATGGGTACTTGGCACACGTTTTAGAAAGACCACAGGAAAGGCATATGAAGGAAGTACAAAAGATAAGCTTGACGATTTAGACAATCTTCCAGATTGCAGGTATATTATAACAAATATTGAGTCACTTAGGGCAGGCGCTAAAAAGATATCTAAAACAAAATATCATTTTCCGATTGCTGAAAAATTACAACAGCTATGCAAAAATGGAACAATCTCAGTAATTGCTTTTGATGAATGCCATAAGTCAAAAGACCCTACATCTTTACAGAGTAGAGCAATGTTATTATTATCCGCTTCATATATGTCAGCTATGAGTGGTACACCTCTAATGAACAACCCACTTGATTTATATTTTCCAATACATTGGCTAGGATATGAACAGCATAGTTTATATCAATTTAAACAGCACTATTGTACATTCGGTGGATGGGGTGGTTCACAAGTTGTTGGCTATAAGAATCTTGAAGAAATAAGAGCATTAATGGAAAAAATAATGATTAGAAGATTGAAGTCAGAAGTTCTTGACTTACCTGAAAAGATTAGAAAGATTGAATATGTAGATATGACAGCTAAACAGGCTCAAATATATAAGGAAGTATATAATGGTGTTATGAGCGATTTACAGAAAATTAAATTCTCAAATAACCCGCTTTCAATGATGATTAGATTAAGACAAGCAACTGGATGGACTGGTATTATATCAGATAAAGTTCAGGAATCCGCTAAAATGGATAGAATGATTGAATTAGTACAAGAGATTGTTGCAAGTGGACAGAAAGCTATTATTTTTAGTAACTGGGAAAGCATAACAGAAGTTGCAAAGGAAAAGTTGAAATCTTATAACCCAGCTTATATCACAGGAGCAACTAAAGCGGATGAACGTATGAAAGAAGTTGACAGGTTCCAAACTGATGATAAGTGCAGAGTTATAATTGGTACTATTGGAGCAATGGGAACTGGATTAACATTAACAGCCGCACAAAATGTTATCTTCTTAGATTCACCTTGGAATATGGCGTTAAAAGCTCAAGCAGAAGATAGAGCCCATAGAATCGGAACAAAAGGAACAGTATCTGTAATTACATTATGTTGTCGTGATACCATTGATGAAAGAATTGAGGAACTTGTTGAAAAGAAAGGACAAATTGCAGATGCTCTTGTAGATGGTAAAGCCAGTCTTGATGATATAAATTTCTTACTATCATAAATAAAAAATACATAAAACTATTGACAATAATAGTTTTATGTATTACAATATTAACAAAGCAACATATATATCATTTTTGGAGGATTAAAAATGAAAATTTACAAACTATTTAAAAATTCACAAAGAAGGAGGTGATAATATGTCAGAAAAATTTTCAACAGCGAGAGCTGCACAGATACTTGATGTGTCTACAAAGACCATTATTAGATGGTATAAATGGTATAATTCAAAATACTATGAGAAACCCGTAGGTTTGGTTTTGCCCAAACCTGAAATTGATAACAGAGGTACAATGCTATTCACATTAGCTCAAGTACAAGAATTAAAACGATTTTCTCAGTTATTAAAAACTGAATATCGTGGATGCATGGCAGAATTTAATGCTATGTATCAGTGGGGAAAACGTGGTACTCAAATTTTACAACTAGGTAAGCAATACAAAAACAAGAAAAAGAAGGAGACATTAAATGAGTAGAAGAGATGGATTTGATTTATCAAAAATTATTGATGAATATAAAGAGTCAAAAGATAAAGAAAATGCACTAAAGAAAGTAAATAATGAACTTAATGAGAATATTAAGAGTTATATGTATGAACATGATATGAGTTCAGCAGATTCAGATAAATATACTGCTACATTGACAAAAACCGATAAAGAGTCATTAAATGAGGATTTAGCGATTGAGCTTATAAAAGAAAATCTTGAAGGTGCTTTATTAAATACAGTTATCAAAACTAAAGAATATATTGATGAAGATGCTTTGGAAAAACTTGTATTCAATGGACAGTTTGATATTAACAAACTAGCAAAAGCTAAGATAACAAAGACATCTTATACATTAAGAGTCACAAGAAGAAAGGAGTGATGATATATATGGACGGTTATAGAGAAAATTGTATAGAATGGATAACAGGTGAGGATACTATTACACTCTCAATTAGTCAAAAGAAATTCATAACTAAAATTGAGTCATTATGTAAGAAACATCCTGACAAAGCTAAAATTATAACATATAACAATGATGGCAGTATTTTAGCTAAATTACCACTTAAAGCATTAAAGCTTTCTATAATTGAAAAAGAACTTACAGACGAACAAAGAGAAGAAATGGCAGAAAAAGCCAGAAAGAGATTTCATGGAGGTAATTAAGAATGAGTAAAATTTGTAAATATGCAGGAGACCCAACAGACGAGTATTGTAAGAATTGTAATGGAATAACAATGGAAGTTGATGGCAATTCTATTCCATGTACTGAGTGTGCGGGTTACGAAGCAGGGAAAGACGAGGCAGATACTAATGAAGAAGTTATGAATCCTCCTGTTGAAGAGACAGAAGATGCATCTGTTGAGGAGACAACAAACAACGTAGAAAAATCAGTCGAAGAAACAAGTAAAACTGAAAAGAGTAACAACAATACAGCTAATAACAAAAATGTAAAATCTACATCAAAAAACAAAGAAACAACTAACAAAAAAGAGGATAAAGCTGTTAAAGTTAAAGAAGAGAAGAAAGCTGTTGAGACAGTCAATGGCATCAAAGTGGTATCTATGAGATATACATCCGGTGCTACAGTTAAAAAAGGAGATAATTATTTCAAATTTATAGCTGAGGAAGAGTGGGATGTATCACAGACAGAACAGAACATTGATGATGTAAGAGAACAGTTATGGGCTAAGCTTAACTGTGAAGTAGATAAGCAGATTGAGGAATTAAATTCAATCAATTAACTATTGTAATTTATATATTTGTATGTTATAATAAATGTACAGCGTGAGAGACACGCAACAGCTGATATTAGGTTGGCGGACTTAATATCTGTAACAACTTAATATCAGTAATTAGATAAGTTATACATTTTGAACCGCCATTCAATTTGTATAACTTATTTTTATTTTAGAAAGGAGAACTTCAATGCAAATGGTACACAATGAAAATTATATAACAATTCAAGGTTGGATGATTAATGAATTAGGATTAAAAGGAAACTCATTGATTATATATGCTACTATTTATGGATTTTCTCAAACTAATAATTGTGAATTTACAGGCAGTGTTAGTTATTTAGCTCAATGGTGTGGGTGTTCCAGACAGACAGTTATGACAGTACTTAATAAACTGATTGCAGACAATTTGATTATAAAACATGAAGAATTTAGAAATAATGTAAAGTTTTGCTCATATGGTGTAAATTTGACAGGATGTCAAAAATCTTTACAGGGGGATGTCAAAAAATTTGACAGAGGGATGTCAAAAAATTTGACAGGGGGATGTCAAAATTCTTTACATAATAATATAGATAAAAACAATAGAAATAAAAATATAGAAGATAATATAGATAAGAAAAATTCTAAAAAGAAATCTAAGATTGACATTAAAATCGAATCTATAGAAAAGACTTGTTTAGAATATGATTTAACTGATGAAGTTATAGAACTTTTAAGCAGATTTTTTAGAAATCTTTTAGAAAATCATAAAATGGTTACAGATGATAAGATAAATGCAATTTTAACAAGATTAGCAAGAGTAAATACAAAAACTCAGATAAATGCTATTCAGTTATCTCTTGACAATGGATATATGAATATAGACCCAGATTGGTTGAAGATGAAGTCAAACCCATTAAACCGGTTACCTCAGGAGTTAATATTAAATGGCACCACAACAGATGAGGGTAGAGAAAATTATCGTAACTTGATAAAAAATAATGACCCAAGCATAAAGCATTTTTAGGAGGAAGAATAGATGTCAAGAATTGGACTAGGATATAATATAACACAACCTGATAAAAGATGTCTTAATTGTAAATATTGGGAATCTGCAAGAAATTATGGTTTTTTAAAGGGTTTCGTAGAAAATGGACATTGTAAACCTGGTTATTGTAAGAAAGATTTCCCTCAAACACATAATAAAAACAAAAGGAGATGATTATATGTATATAATATCAAAATCAGATAAAAATATAGCTTATATGAAAGATTGTGTACTGCATAGCTTACCACATGAACCTATTGGCATACACCAGAAAGATATATCCAATAACACCGGGTTCAGTACAAGAGATGTAAGACATATTATTCAGAAGCTTAGAGATGATGGATATGCAATATGTGGTACACCTAATGATGGATACTGGATAGCCCAAACCAGTTTTGAGTTAAATGATACAATAGCTAAAATGAGGTCTCATATAGAACAGAGCACGGATACATTGGATGCACTCATTGAAGCACAAAAAAGATTAGAGATAAAAGAGGGGTTGAGATGAACATACAAGATTGTTGGTATCAACGGAGATGCACTAATAAATGCACTGAAAACTGCATAAGGTATAAATTAATGTATGCACTATTTAGACAGTCGCAATTGCCCGAATCTTTATGGAAATACAAAGATTTGACAGCTTGTGATAATGGGGATGTCCAGTCATTTATGAAACTTAAAGACATCAGTGATAACATCTTAGATTTTATCAACAATGGAAATAATCTATATATTTATTCTTGTAACTGTGGTAATGGAAAGACAAGCTGGGCAATTAGATTGATGTACTCTTATTTTGATAACATATGGCATAAATCTTGTTTAGATTGCAAAGCATTATTTATCAGTGTACCTAAGTTCTTATATAATTGCAAACGTTCTATATCACAAGATGTAAAAGGCTTTGAGGAATTATGCAATCTTATTAGTGAAGTTGATTTGGTGATTTGGGATGATATAGGAGAACTTGCAGTATCAGGTTATGAGCATCAGATTCTATTCCAGTACATTGATGATAGAATTAATGCAGGAAAAAGCAACATATACACAAGCAATAAAGATAAAGAACAGCTCGAAAACGTGTTAGGTGATAGATTAGCTAGTAGAATATATAATTGCTCCATCCCTATCAAATTCATAGAGGAAGATAAAAGAGGTGTACATTAATGGTAGAATTGCAAATAATAAATAAAGTGTTGAAAGACAAAGATACATCTCTTTTAGATTTGAACGATATAACAAGAGATTATTTCAATCAGTATCAGGAAGAATATGACTATATAATGGAACATAAACAGGAATATGGAAATGTGCCGGACTTAGAAACATTTATAGCAAAGTTTCAGGATTTTGATGTAGTAAACGTTTCTGAAAGCACAGAATATCTTGTTAATACATTTAGAGAAGAATACTTGTATTCTCAGTCGGTTCCAGTGCTTACAAAGATGGCAGAACTATTACAGACAGATGCTTATGAAGCTGTAAATTATCTGAAAGCAAAAATACCTGAATTGAAGATTGCTGGTGCAGTAAAAGGCACTGATATTATTTCACAAGCAAAAGAAAGACTTGAAGAATGGAAAGAAACAAAAGATAATCAAGATACTCACTTTATAGCGAGCGGATTTGAAGAGATAGACAATGACTTGGGTGGATGGCATAAAGGTGAGGAACTTGTAGTTTTATTTGCAAGAACTGGTCAAGGTAAATCGTGGGTACTTATAAAAATGCTAGAGCATGCTTGGAAAGTATATCATGCAAAAATAGGACTTTTAGAACCCGAAATGTCAGCAAATAAAACAGGATATAGATTCGATACTGTACATCAGCATATATCATCTAGAGCATTATATAAAGGCGAAGATGTACAAGGTTATGAAAAGTATATAAAAAGACTATCCTTTGAGAATACACCTTTTTATGTTGCTCATCCAAGACACTTTCAAAAGAAAGTAACAGTATCAAAGTTGAAGAGTTGGTGTGAAAGTAACAAGTTAGATATTCTTGCTATTGATGGTATATCTTATCTGCAGGATGAACGAGGAAAAAGAGGAGATAATAAGACCACTCAGTTGACGAACATATCCGAAGATTTAATGCAACTAAGCATTGATTTAAAAATCCCGGTGCTAGTAGTTGTACAGTCAAATAGAGAAGGAACAATAAACGAGGATTTACAACTTGAAAATATAAGAGATTCAGATGGAATAGCTTATAATGCTTCAATCGTTCTTTCAATTCAACAAAAAGAAGAAGGCTTGCAAATACAGAATGTAAAAGCAAGAAATTCAAAAGTTGGAATTAAATGGGTGTATGCTTGGGATACAGATAGAGGTACTTTTGATTACATCCCTAATCCTGAAAAAGGAAAAGAAGATGAAGAAAAAAGTGAAGATTTAAGAAGAAGATATCACGATAAAGAAGAGGAGGAATATTAGATGCAAAAACCTATAATGATACAGGATGATTTCATGGGAGATTTTTATTTGGGTTGTCCAAAATGTAAAGAAGTAATTCATTTTCCATTGATAAATCCTACACAGAATAAACCTAAAAAATGTTACAAATGTGGAGAAGAATTTGATTGGACAGATATAAAGATGTGAAAGAGGTGAGGGTTTTTGATAAAACTACAAGATTCCATTAGCAAAGAAAAAGAAAGTGAGGAATATTAAATGATATTTGTAATTGATAATTTAAAATATGATACAGATAAGATGGAACTGATTTCGGAAAAATGTGAATATACTTACACATGGACATTTGTATTAACAGATACTCAAATGTCAAGTATAGCTCATAATGTTAAAATTTGGAGAAGTAAGAAAGGTAATTGGCTAGTAACTTATACCAAACAAGGTTATTCTGGTAATTTTGCAAATACTCTGACTGAGATTGAAGTTAAATCTCTCTTATTAAGATATGATTTGTCAAAGTATGAAGAACTATTTGGAGAGCTTGAGGAGGGATAATATGCAATATCAGGTCTTAGACAGAGAAGGAAATTTAGTCGTTTGGATTGATACAGAATTAGAAGAACAGATAATAGCAAAAGATTATATACTTCAATGTGGGGATAATTTGAAAATAAGCGAAACAAGTGAGGGAATAAAAGGGATTATAGAGAGAGTTGTGAAACTATGATAAAACTACAAGATACTATTATACAAGCTGATACTCAATCTGTGCTGGATATGCTTAAATTCGATTTAGCTCAACACGGAGTAGATAGATTTCATATCTTCAGAAACAATGGAGAAAATATTCAGACAAACTGCCCTTTTCATAAAGGTGGGCAGGAAAGAAAGCCATCATTTGGAATAAATGGAGAAAAAGATAAATGCCATTGTTTCTCATGTGGCTGGGCTGGAACAATAGAAGAAATGATATCTGAATTATATGGATATCAAGATGAAGGTAAATTTGGAAAAAGATGGCTTATAAAAAGATTCAATACAGTAGAAATTGAAACAAGACCGAATATAATGGAGGGATTTCATGGAAGGAATATTAAGAATGACATTTTGGGCGGTAGGTGTTCTTCTAATATACCTGATAAAATATCTAATAATTCAGATACTTTTATTAGTGATGAAGAACTAGATAAGTATAGATATATTCATCCTTATATGTATGAAAGAGGATTAACAGATGAAATTATAGAAAGGTTTGATATAGGATATGACAGAGAACGAAAAGAAATTACATTCCCGGTTAGAGACATTGAAGGCAGATGTGTATTCATTGCAGGAAGAAGTGTCGAAAGAAAGTTTTTCCGCCTCCCAAAAGGAATGGATAAACCTATATATTGCTCAGATAAATTTAGAGCTGGAGCGTATAGAACAGCTTATATCACTGAGTCATTCTTAAATTGCTTGACTTGCTGGAAATATGATAAGCCTGCGATGGCTATGATAGGCACTGGAAATAAAAAGCAATATGAAATATTGAATAAATTGCCGGTGCGTGAATATATTCTTGCATTTGACCCGGACGAGGCAGGAAGAAAAGCAACAGAACGATTCAGAAAAAACGTACACGGAAAAATAATAAAAGAACTTGTATATACAGATAATCGAGATATAAATGACTTGCAAGAAGAATTTTTAAATTGCAAAATTATTTTTTAAAAAACTATTGACAAATACCTTTTTATGTATTACAATATAAATAAGTTAAGAGATAGCAACAAACAAATAAAATGGAGGACAAAGATATGGAAGAATCAAGAAACTCAAAAGACATTCAGGTAACAGGAGATAGTAGTAGACAATTCATATTTACTTTTGAACAGCAAAAGATAGTGTGTGAACACTTTGGAAAAGATATCAGAAATATGGAAGATTATGAAATTGATGAACTTTTGAACAAACTAATTGATGACTTGGTAGTTCCTGAATAGAAAATAATCACTTGTGAAGCAATAACACATATAAACACTATTATGGGATAGTAGTCAAGTGGTTAAGACCCTCGGAGATGCAGAATAATCGTAAACATTAAAAGCGATACTCCGAGAGACATAGGTTCAAATCCTATCTATCCTAATTAGAGATGTAGTGTATATCAAGAGTTGAAACTGAATATAAGCTATATACACATAATTTACATTCCTTATAGCCCTATAGCCAAAAGGTAAGGCACAGGAATTTGACTCCTGCATTTGTTGGTTCGAATCCAACTAGGGTTGTTATATCCTGGCAGACGAAAGAAAAAGGACCGGATATGCATGGAATGCGTTCATTGGGATAGACAGAAATAATGCTGGGAATACTGTCAAAATGGAATATAGTATAAATGGTAAGTGCATGTATCAGCTGACAAGGCGTAGGTTCGATTCCTACTATTCCATATAGGTCAAATTTTTTATTCTTTTCTTACTGACCTTTTAAATCCAAGATAAAGGACGTTTAAGAGTGCAAGGTGTTTTTCGATATAAAACTCTATTTATATTGGAATGTAGATAATTGCGTTAAGGGCTACAGTGAATAATCTGGGGTTGGTTATTCAAAAACTAAAACAACTAACACCAATAAGAAAGGAAAAAAGAAGTATGGGAAGAATTAACTATGATGAAGTAGACAAGTACGGTAACAATTCAGACACTGAGTTTTTAAAGCTTGAAAATGATGGAGATTGTGCAACAGTGCAGTTACTTGTACATGATATGGATGATGTTGATATATTCAACTGTCATGAGGTTGAAGTAGGAAAGTATGATAATGGAAATCCTAAGACAAGACCAGTATCATGTTTAAGAAACTACGATGACCCATTAGATGTATGTCCATTCTGTCAGGCTGGGCTTAAAACAAAAGTCATTATGATGTTATCAATGGTTGACCAGCAGGATGGAAAGATTAAGATTTGGAATCGTGGAAAGACGTTTATTCCAAAGATTAAGAATTTTATAAATCGTTGGGGAGACATGACAGAGCGACCAGTTGACATTATAAGAAATGGTAAAAAAGGTGACAAGAAAACAACTTATGATATACAGTTATCACCGGAAGAGCCTATTGATGTATCACAGTATGAAAAACCTGAGTTTTTAGGCGGTTATATTATGGATAAGTCGGCTGATGAAATGCAGGAGTATCTTGATACAGGAAGTTTTCCAGATACAGATAATAATGACAGTAATCAGGAAGATAATACACAGGTAAGACGCAGAAACACAGAGCCACTTCCATCAAGACGTGGAGCAAGCAGAGCAACAAGCAGACGAGCTGGTATGTAAGGAGGATTATATGGCATTATCATTCGCAAGACCGAAAAGTAATGATAAGAATATAATCAAAAAATCTAAGACAGTAACGACAAGAACAAGTATTAGGAGCGGCGGAAATAATCTAGCCGCTCAAGTACAATCTATAGTTGCTATTGCTAATCAGAAATTAGCAATACATAAGGATGATTATATTCTTATTAGAGAACCTGACCAATTATATGAATATATGAAGGAAATGAAGCAGGTTGGAGAGGGTGCGTTAGATACAGAGACAACAGGATTAAATCCGTTACTTGTAAATATAGTTGGTGGATGTATTTATACACCTGGACAGAAAGCGGCTTATATTCCAATCAATCATAAATCTTATATAACAGGTGTAAGAACTAAAGACCAGTTAGATGAGCAGACAGTATCAAAGATTATGAAAGAGTTTCATAATGATATTAGATGGGTTTTTCATAATGCAAAATATGATATAAGGGTATGTAGAAAGACACTTGGAATTGATTTCAAACCTTACTGGGATACAATGTTAGCGGCATACTGTATAGATGAAGAAGAAAGTCATAGATTGAAAGATTTACATCTTAAATATTGTGATAGCAAAGATACAGAATCATTGACCTTTGATTCTTTATTTAATGGAGTTACTTTCGATAATATTCCAATATCAACTGCATATTTATATGCGGCAGGTGACCCTATAAAGACTTATGAATTATACGAATACCAAAAAACATTATTAAACAGACGAGTATTAGCTGGACCTTATAATGTATTTAAGAATATAGAGATGCCTTTGATTCCAGTTGTAGCAGATATGGAAGATAGAGGAGTGTGCTTGGATTTTGATGTTTGTAAAAACTTACATGAAAAATACCATAAAATTCGTGAAGAAAGAAAAAAGCAAGCTGATGAAGCTTTGGCAATGTATAAAGATGAAATTGATAATTACAGAATGAGTTCAACTTACTCTAATACTTATCCAGATGGTTCAACTGAATATTCCAATTCACAGACAAGTAAAGGTAAAAAATATGGTCATACAAAAGTATCTAGTAATGCTAGTAAACTATCTGACCCTATATCATTATCAAGCCCTACTCAGCTTGCAATATTGTTTTACGATATTTTAGGATTGGAAAGTCCGGATAAAAAAGCACCTAGAGGAACAGGTGAAGATATTCTAAAACACTTTGCACAAGGTAAAGAAAAGAATCTTTGTGAAGCTATTTTAGGAATGAGAAATGTGGAAAAGTTGTTAGGAACTTACATTGATAAAATGCCAGAGATTGCTCTTGACGATGGAAGAGTACATGCAAGTTATAATCAGTATGGGGCAAAGACAGGAAGATTCAGTTCACAGGACCCAAACCTCCAGAATATTCCTTCGCACAATAAAGAGATTAGACAGATGTTTAAGGCTCAAGATGGATATGTGCTTATAGGCTCGGATTTCAGTCAGCAGGAGCCGATGGTTACAGCTCATTTATCTAATGACAAAAAAATGCAAGAAGCATTTATAAATGGAAAAGACATATATGCTACAATAGCCGCACTTGCATTTCATAAGCCTTATGAAGAATGTAAAGAGTTCAGAGAAGATGGAACAGTAAACCCAGCAGGCAAAGAAAGAAGAACACAAGCCAAAAGCATAGTCCTTGGAATTTTGTATGGTAGACAAATTCCGTCTATTGCAGAACAGCTTGGAGTATCTACAAAAGAGGCACAAGCCATATATGATAAGGTTATATCTTCATTCCCTGCTCTTGGGAAGTTCATTGAAGATTCACAGAATATGGCAAGAACTGAAGGTTATGTAACTACTGCATGGGGTAGAAGAAGACATTTACATGATATGCAGTTAGAACGATATGAATTTTCATATAATGGAAAAGTAACTAATTTTGACCCATTAGCATTTGGAAGTGAAGTTTCCACGGAAGTTCCTAAGAAAGTAAAAGACAGTTATATCAAACAACTTGATAAAGCGTTTGGTTGGAAAAAGAAAAATGATATAATTCAAAAAGCATTAGCTGAAGGAATTAAAATTAAAGATAATGGTGGATTCATATCACAAGCAGAAAGACAATGTGTTAATGCAAGAGTACAAGGTTCAGCGGCAGATATAACAAAGCTGGCTATGATAGCAATAAATAATGATGAAAGAATGAAAGAACTTGATTTCCATTTGCTTATACAAGTCCATGACGAGGTGATAGGTGAATGTCCTATTGAAAATGCAAAGGAAGCAGGAGAAAGACTTTCTTATTTAATGCGGACAGCTCCAACTCATTTAATTAAACTTCCTTTCAAGTGTGATGTGGATTTCACTAAAAATTGGTATGGTGAAGAAGTGGAGATTGAATAATGGAATTGTATTTAGCTGGTTCACAATAATCTTTTGAACGTGTAGAGAGAGAGGATGATTTAATGGAATTATATTTAGCTGGAGAATATGTATTTACAGGAGAAAGAAAATTAGATATTGGAATAATAAGAAATCGTCTTCTTTCTTTCGACTATCAAAAAAAGTTTGTAGATACGATGATAGATTGGAAAAATAATATGAAACTTTATTTAGCAAGTGCAGATAAATTTGGGAAGGAAGAAGTGAAACAATATATGAAACTTTATTTAGCAGGGATGGAAGAGTCTTGTGTGGATAAGATTGATTGTAATGCTTTATTTAGTTATGTAGACCAGGGAAAGATACAATTTGATAAGCTTAAAGATTTCATTAAACCAGGAAAATTATTCATTGATTCTGGTGCGTTCAGTGCATGGACAAAAGGTGCTAAGGTAAATGTGAAAGAATACATTAGCTGGCTGAACGAAAGAACTGATGATATAAATCTTTGTGGTCAAGTAGATGTCATTCCAGGAGATAGAGTATTTGGGGCTACACCTAAGCAGGTCAGAGAAGCGGCAGAAGCCACATGGGATAATTACCTTTTTATGAGGAAACGATTGAAAAATCCAAAAGCTCTTTTATATACCTATCATGTAGGTGAACCTATTGAATTTTTGGAGCGAGCTTTAGACTGGACAGATGAATCAGGTGAACATATTCCTTATATTGCTTTAGGTGGTATGGTTGGAAAACCTGCTAAAATAAGAGATGCTTTCCTCGAAAAATGTTTCAGAGCAATTCGTGAATCTAACAATCCTAATATTAAAGTACATGCGTTTGGTATGACTGATTTTGAATTATTAGAAAAATATCCTATTTATTCAGCAGACAGTACTAGCTGGATTATGGTGGGAGCTATGGGAAATGTCATGAGTGATTATGGAAATATAGCAGTATCAAATAATCAAATTCATGATAAGAATCATTATAGTCATTTACCAAAGAAAGCTATCGAGGATTTTAATAAGACCATTCAGGAATTTGGGTTTACTTTGGACGAATTAGCTGAACATAGGGATAATCGTATATTATTTAATGCTTTGTATATGCAGAAGAAAGTAAAGGAATTGAATAATAAAGAAAGAAAATTCACATTTAGAAAAAAACTTTTCTGAATCACTTGACAATTCTCCTTTTATGTATTACAATATAAATATATTAAAAAGATAATATGTATGACATAAAAGGAGGATTAATATTATGTATTATTTATCAAAACGAGACAATGTAACGAAAATGAAAATAGACGAGAAGTATTCTAATGACAATATTGTGATGATAGAATATCTTAATGGGCCTAAACAAGGAAAGACTGTCCCTATCACTTACAGTACCTTGAAGAGGTGGTGGAAAAAAGTGGACGAAGAAGTATTTGTACAGGATGAAACCGTAAAAGAACAGATAGAAGAAAAGAAATCCAGTGAAAAGCAGGAAAAACCTAAAAAAAGACAGTCTATCAATAAACATTCGGAGGAAAAAGAAAGGGTCAAACTGAGATTAGCTGGGTATAATAGCAAGTATTTTGAGAACATTCATTGTTATAAAATATTCAAATCAGGGGAGGATAAAAAGGCTGTAGTAGAAGTATATCCAAGGAATAAACATATAGAGGTTCGAACAAAGACTGTTGTCCCTGGTATAAATACTGAATATAAAGATGGGTATAAATATTATCTACCTATTCATTATTTCATAGCCTATGAGCATGTAGATTATCTTGATATTATGGAAACTCTTATAAAGAGTTATTTATAATAAATAATATGAAAGTGAGGAAACCACGATGAAAAAACCGAGAGCTCCTTCTTAATTATATAGTTACATCATGATTATAGAATTAAGAAAGGAAGTTGTATATGAATAATAAAGAATATATGGATTTAGGTGTAGCAGAGGCTACGGTTACAATGAACCAAAATATAGGAGGTCCTTTTGGAGCAGTTGTGGTCAAAGATGGAGAAATTATTTCTATCGCTAGTAATACGGTTCTTGCGGATAATGACCCGACTGCTCATGCAGAAATAAATGCTATTAGGAAAGCTTGTAAAAAATTAGGGACTTATGATTTAACAGGATGTGAATTATATGCTACTGGGTATCCTTGTCCTATGTGTTTATCAGCTATTATTTGGGCTAATATCAAAAAGGTTTATTATTGTAATGATGTGAAACAGGCAGAGAATATTGGGTTTCGAGATGATTTCATATACGATTATATAAAAACTGGAAATCCCGATATATTAGATTTAGAATCTTGCACAACGGAAAAAGGTTTAGATTTATATGACCAATATGCAGGTATGAAGAAAATTATTTATTAGGAGGAAGAACA